CCTAGATTTACGCAACGACAAAACTGATTCGTCCCCGAATGAACGACTTTTGTCATAGTGAACGACTTTGTTCATAACTACGTGACATATCGGCAGACTCAGGATTTAAGTGTTGAAACTCATAACTTGCACGCCCGCCTGAAATCCAGGCATACTGCGCGCCATTCAAGGTTGGAGAATAACCATGCCGCGACCGAGAAAACCGACCGCGATCCAAGAATTAAAGGGTGCGAAGAAGGGACAACCCGCCCGTTGGGAGCGTCAAGGACGTAATTCCGAGCCCAAACCGCTCGGTCCTGTGTCGAAAGAACCCCCAGAATACTTCACAGAACCGCAGAAAGACGCGTATCTACACTTGGTTGAGAACGCGCATCCGAAGGTTTTGTGCCAAGCAGACTCAGCCGTCGTGGAAATGGGGGCTATTTTGCTGGCTAGATTCCGGGCAGAACTGGATGAGTTCCCCATGAGCAAATTCAAGTCTTTGCTCTCCGTTCTTGACCGACTTGGTATGACCCCTTCGGCCCGCTCCAAGGTCCAAGCGATGCCGGATAACGAGGACCCCGATGGCGACCTCAAAGAATTCCACTAAGCCCGCAGCGGGGCAGGAAACTCACTCGAAGCCCCGCCCGCTCCCTGAGAACTACAAGGGACCAGACCATGCCCAGATGGCCGCGCAGTATGCGGCCGATGTGATCTCTGGGAAGGTGCCTGCTGGCCCTTGGGTGATCAAGGCAGCGCAACGTCACCTGAAAGACCTAGAGCGCGCTAAGAACGAACCGGCCTACCCGTATTACTTCCACGATCAGGATGGTGCGAAGGTTTGCCGGTTTATTGAGAAGCTGCCGCACACCAAAGGCGAGTGGGCGCGCAACAAAGAGATCATTGTTCTCCAGCCGTGGCAATGTTTCCTGATCGTTACCCTCTTTGGCTGGAAAAAGAAGAAGAATCACAAGCGACGCTTCCGCGTAGCCTACTGGGAAATTCCTCGCAAGAACGGCAAGTCCATCATCGGTGCCGGGATTGGGCTGTACATGCTGCTGGCCGATGGGGAATTCGGCGCGGAAGTGTACTCTGGTGCCACTACTGAGAAGCAGGCGTGGGAAGTATTCAAGCCCGCCAAGATCATGATGGAGCGCACGCCCCGCTTGGCGCAATACTTCACTGTCGATATTTGGTCCAAGGTGCTGGTGGTCAACAACAAGGGCAGTAAATTCGAGCCTCTTATCGGGAACCCCGGTGACGGTGCGTCGCCTAGCTGCGCCATCGTTGACGAATACCATGAGCACGACACTCCAGCCCTTTACAACACGATGGAGACCGGCATGGGCGCGCGTACGCAGCCGCTCATGTTGGTGATCACGACCGCTGGCTACAATTTGGCGAGTCCGTGCCACGAAAAACACGATGAAGTTCGCAAAGTGCTGGACGGCATTGTCGAAAATGACGAACTTTTCGGTGTAATGTTCGGTATTGATGACAAGGATGATTGGGCTGACCCGAAGAATTTGATCAAGGCGAACCCGAATTTCGGCATCTCAGTTGACGAAGACTTCCTGTTGAGCCAGCAGCGACAGGCAGTTTTGAATCCAGTAGACCAAAACAAGTTCAAAACGAAGCACTTGAACGTCTGGTGCGCCGTTCACAACTCCATGTTCAACATGCAACAGTGGCTTTTGGCCGCTGATAACATGCTGCTGGAGGAAGAACTCGTTAACGATAAGACCGCTGATCGCTGGATTGCTATTGACTTGGCGAGCAAAGTCGACTTTTGCACAGAGCAACGACTCTACCGCAAGATGTTGCAGGGCAAAGCTCACTACTATGTCTTCGGCACTTACTGGTTGCCGGAGGAAACCGTTGATGAACCGGGTCCTAACCACGCCCATTACAAGAAGTGGGTCAACCAAGGTCACCTGATTCAAACCGAAGGTGCGACAGTTGACTTTGAGTCTATCACGAACCACGTGATCGAGAGTGCCAAAAAGATCAACCCCAAGGAGATTGTTTACGACCCTTTTAACGCCACACAGATGGCGCAAGACCTCCTTGCAGCGGGAAGAAAAGATGTGGTAGAGTTCCTTCAACAGCCTCAAAACTTTGCCCTGCCGATTGATGAAATCCAGTCGGCAATGAAAGACGGTAGATTCCACCACGACGGCAACCCGATTACTGCGTGGTGCATGGCCAACGTAGTCGCAAGGCCCACGAAGAAGGGTCTGTCTGCGCCCATGAAGATGAAACCGCACCAGAAAATCGACGGCGCTGTAGCAATCATGATGGGCGTATCTCGTGCGATCGCCGTGAAAGAGAAGAAGCAATACCAATCATTCACGCTCGGTTGAACGCAGACAGGAGCAGACATACATGAAACGTGCATACAGCCTGTTCGAGATCAAGGGTATCGAAGAAGACGCCGGGATCATCGAAGGTATCGCCAGTACGCCTTCCACAGATCGCATGGGCGACATCGTCGAACCCAAGGGCGCACAGTTCAAACTGCCGCTGCCCCTCCTCTGGCAGCACAACAGCCGCGAACCCATCGGCCATGTGATCGCCGCCAACGTTACGGACGCGGGCATTGCGATCAAGGCCAAGATTATGAAGGGCGTCTTGCCTGAGATCGACCGCGCGTGGGCTCTGATCAAGAGCGGCCTTGTGCGCGGGCTTTCCATCGGCTTCCAACCCATCGAGTCCGCCGACATCAAGGGCACGTGGGGTCAACACTTTACGAAATGGGACTGGCTGGAGCTGAGTGCCGTTACGATTCCGGCGAATGCTGAAGCGAGTATCCAAACCGTGAAATCGATCGACGAAGAGTTCCTGCGCGCCGCGTCCGGCAATGTGCAGAAAACGATTCGTATGACCGACCCGCCCGGCGCTTCGGGCACCAAGGCAGTATCTCCTCCCACCACGAAAGGAACACAGATGAAGATCAAGGAGCAGATCGCCGGCTTCGAAGCGAAGCGCGCGGCGACCGTTGCGGCCATGGCCGCACTGCTGGAAAAGGCGGAGAGCACGCTCGATGCCAGCCAGCAAGAGCAGTACGACACGATGGATGCCGAAGTCAAGCAGATCGACACGCACCTGACCCGCCTGAAGGGCATGCTGGCCCTGATGGGTGAAACGGCGACGCCGGTCACGGAAGACAAGACGGACAAGGGCACGCCGACCACGCCCAAGGAAGAGAAGTCGGTGATCATCCGTCCGGGTGATGCCCAGATGAAGCCGCAGGAAACCCGCAAGGGCATGAACTTCACGCGCTTCTGCGCCGCGCTCGCGCTGGCCAAGGGCAACGTCTCGCAAGCCGCCGAAATCGCGGTCAAGTGGAAGGACTCGTCGCCGGAAGTTCTGAACGTGCTGAAGTACGCTGGTCAGCGCGGCGGCACGCTCGGTCTGGCCGAAGACACGATGAAGGTCAAGACGGCGGTCGCTGCTGGTGATACCACGACGACGGCATGGGCGGGCGCGCTGGTCCAGTACGACAACATGGCCAGCGAATTCGTCGAGTATCTGCGTCCGCAGACGATCATCGGCAAGCTGCAAGGGCTCCGCCGGGTGCCGTTCAACATCCGGTTCCCGTCGCAGTCGTCCGGCTCGTCGGTGGGTTGGGTCGGTCAAGGGTCGCCGAAGAAGGTCTCGAAGCTGCAACTCGCGACCAACACGCTCGGCTTCGCCAAGGCGGCGGGCATCGTGGTCATCACCAAGGAACTGGCGATGTTCTCGTCGCCGTCGGCCGAGACGCTGGTGCGCGATGACCTCGCGGCGTCGATGGTCGCGTTCCTGGACCAGCAGTTCATCGATCCGGGCGTGGCGGCTTCGGCCAACGTGTCCCCGGCTTCGATCACCAATGGTCTGACGTCGCAGAACCAAGCGACCGGCTCCACGCTGGCCACGTTCGAAGTGGACGTTGCCGCCGCGATGTCGGTGCTGATCGCGGGCGAAATCCCGTTCACCTCGGCCGTGTGGATCACTGATCCGTACACCGCGATGAAGATCGGCATGCTGCGTGATGCGTCCGGCGACTACGCCTATCCGGGCGTGGGCGTCAACGGTGGCACGCTGTTCGGCATCCCGCTGATCACGTCCAACTCGGTGCCGCACTCGGTGTCTGCCGGTTCGATCCTCGTGCTGGCCGCTACGCCGGAAATCTTCCTCGCCGACGAAGGTGGCCTGGAAGTCGATGCCTCCGACCAAGCGTCGATCGAAATGAACGACGCCCCGTCCGGCGGTGCAACGTCCCTCACGTCGCTGTGGCAGAACAACCTCATCGGTATCCGCTGCGAGCGCGTGATCAACTGGCAGCGTCGCCGTACCGCCGCCGTGACGTACATCGACAACCTCCACCTGTAACATCCGCAGTTCTAGCCCGCTGCAACGCAAGCCCTCCCGGCTCACCACCGGGAGGGTTTTGTGTAGAGAGTAATGACTTAGTGACAAGGGGCACAATGTGAAACTACTCGGCTTCGACATTTCTCGCGCTCGCAAGAAGGAAGCCTATGCCGTGCGTGGTAACTCTGCATGGGGGTGGTTCGGCCCGCTGATTGAACCCTTTGCCGGGGCATGGCAAAAGAACATCGTTCCGGAGCGCCGCGAGAACCTCGTGGCGTTTTCCGCTGTATACGCTTGCATCTCCCTGATCTCGGAAGACATCGCCAAGCTGTGCCTTGACTTGGTTGAAGAAGACGAGAACGGGGTGGAAACGCCGGTGGAGCGCACTTCGCCGTACGGTGCGGTGCTGCGCAAGCCCAACGACTACCAGACCACGATCCAGTTCATTAGCCTGTGGCTGACGATGCGCCTGATGTACGGCAACGCCTACATCATCAAGCAACGTGATTCGCGCGGCATCGTTACGAAAATGTACGTGTTGGATTCCCGGCGCGTTACCCCTCTGGTAGCAGACGACGGTTCTGTGTTCTACCAAGTCGATCAAGATCGGCTTAGCGAAATCAAGCAGCCGGTTCGGGTGCCTGCCAGCGAAATGATCCACGACCGCGGGCCGGCACTGTTCCACCCGCTGATCGGCGTATCGCCGCTGTTTGCCTGCGCTGCCTCTGCTACGCAGGGTATCCGCATCCAGTACAACTCGGCTACCTTCTTCGAGAATATGTCGCGGCCTTCCGGTCAGTTGACGGCCGAAGGTACGATCGCTGATGAAACGGCAGAACGTCTTAAGCGCGAATTCGAGAATAACTTCGGTGGCCGCAACATCGGCAAGCTGTTCGTTAGCGGTGATGGACTGAAGTACGAACCTATCACGATCCCGGCGGCGGACGCTCAACTCATCGAACAACTGCGCTGGACCGTGGAAGACGTAGCACGGTGCTTCCGGGTGCCACTGCACAAGATCGCAAGCGGGGCCAACCCCACGTTCAACAATGTGTCTGCGATGAATCAAGACTACTACTCGCAGACCCTGCAATACTATATCGAATCTATCGAGTCTTTGCTTGATGACGGCTTAGAACTCGATAAAGTACGGGACCGCGTTTACAGCGTGGAATTCGATCTGGAAGGACTCCTGCGCATGGACCCGATCGGGCGTGCGGAAGCCAATGCCAAAGCGATCGGTGCGGGTTATCTTATGCCCAACGAGGCGCGCAAGCGCGAAAACCTCAAGCCGGTGCCGGGTGGGGATACTCCGTACCTACAGCAGCAGAACTACTCCTTGGCTGCGCTGGCCAAGCGGGACGCCGGGGACCCGTTTGCTCCCGCGCCCGCCCCTGCGCCCGCCCCCGCAGCAAGCCCGTCTCCGACGCCCCCGGCACCGGCTAAAGCGTCCGTCCAGACCGACCCGGTGGCCCCGCCCGAGCTGAGTGAGTTTGCGCTAAAGCTCGTTAGCATGGTAACGCACAAGGTCAGCGAACTGGAGCTGAGCGATGCCGACGCCTAATGACCGGCTCGACGCACTGGAAGATCTGGTAGCCGAGCTCGGCCAGCGTGAAGGAATTCAGGGAAAAGCCGGGGTCGCTGGCCCGATGGGGCCTCCGGGGGCTACCGGTCCGATGGGGCCTCCGGGTCCTAAAGGTGATCGAGGCGAGCAAGGTCCGCGAGGTGATGTAGGCCCCGCAGGCCCGCAAGGGGACCGCGGTGAGAAAGGTGACCGGGGTGAACAGGGTCTTAAGGGTGATTCCGGCGAGCGCGGGCCGCAAGGCGAACGTGGTCCTCCGGGGCCTGCGGCGCAGGCTGTGACCCCTAAAGGCTGGCGCATGGTGCCGCAGCGTGATGACGTCACCAATTTGATTCGTGAAGTTTTGATCATCCCACTACCATAGCGAGGGTAAGATGCCCAAAGGGACTGCGACCTGCAACAACTTTCTGAAGTTGCTCTACAACGCGACTGCGTGGGCTGACGTCGCGGAAAACGACTCCTCGTCGCCGCTGACGAACATCAGCGTCGCGCTGGCCACTGCTAGCTATTCCGGCTCGTCCACGCTGGCCAGCAACGAAGCCACGTACACGAACTACGCACGGCAGGACGTCGCCCGCACGACCAGTGGGTGGACCGCCGCGTCCGGCGGGCAGACCACGAACGTCGCCGCTATCGAATACCCGCAGTGCGGTGCGAGCGGTAACACGATCACCTCTGCCGCGACTGGCAAGGCGGGTGGCGGCGCTACTGAGATCTTTCATTACGGCGACCTGAACGCCAGCATCGCTGTTGCCAACCAGATCCAGCCGCGTTTCCCGGCTGGCGCGATCACGATCACCGAGATGTAAGTCATGTCCCTGCGCGATCGATTCCCGCCACTGTACGAGTGCTCAGTGTGCGGGGCTCCGGTGAAGGTGACCTCTCGAGGCGAGGGCCAAGAGCCGCGCCTCGATTGGGTTTGCCCACATACTGACGCGACGGTATGGGCAAACCGCAAAGTCACACTCTACGGCAAAGGCGATGTCAATGTAGCGACCCGCGCTCAGCGCAAGATCACGCTGACGGTTCGCCAATTGCTGTCCGCGCTTACTGGACGGAGCATCTAAGTGCTGACTCACGCTCGCCTCTTCTCCGCCCCGGATGAAGGGCGCACGCTTTCCACTCCGTGGATCAAGAATCCATCGGTAGTGACTGCGGCAGGCATCTACGTTGACTTAACGGTATTCGGGCGGTATCCGGCCGCGAATTATTTCACGGACGGTACTCCGAATACCGCGCGAGCGTTGCGCCGCAGTGTCGACGGTGGCATGGACCACGGCCCGGACAAGGGCAGTTCGTACCGCAAGTACCTGTCCGGGGCCACGGCGCTGACGACCACGGCAGGGGCGGTTCCGCTACTGATGCGAGTGATGGACTATCTGCTGTATTACCCTCTGATCGCCATGGAGGACGTACAGACGATGGACAACACCCAAACGCTACCGAGATACACAGATGGGCGCGGTGTACAGATCATGCTCGTCGAGCAGTTTCCCTATGTGGGCGGCGGCACCTGCCGCGTGACGTATACCAACTCTGACGGGGTTGCTGGAAGACAATCTCCGATCATGACGATCAATACGCAAACTGTCTTGGGTACCGTCGCAACGTCTGCGCCCGCTACTAGCGGGTGCCCGGGGCTATTCGTGCCACTCGCGCACGGTGACGCAGGTGTACGTCAGATCGACAACATCGAGTTTTTCACGGCAGATGCCGGTAATCTCGCAGCTATTTTGGTCAAGCCCTTGGCCCCGTTGGCCAACTACGAAATAACGAACCCGTCGGAGTGGGACTTCTGGCGGCACCTCGGCTGGCTGGAGCCAATCGAGGACGATGCTTACCTTTCCATGGTTTGTCTGCCTTCTGGTTCTCTCACCGGGGCAACGATCGAAGGTCAACTGCGCACTTTCTGGGAGGCACGATAATGGGCGGGTTCACAGGGCTCGATAACCGGCTGAACGCAATGTCTGCGCTCGGCAAGCGGTTCCAGACCGTAATGTCTAAGCAATTCAACCCGACGGCTGCGGCGGTCGCGAACGAGTGGCATACCTATTTCCGTGGGGGCGGCTACCCCGCCGCGGACGCCATCTTCGACGCGGGCACCAATCTGCTGTTCCAGTCGCTGACCGACCAGACGACGAATGCGGGTTGCTTGTACCACGGCGGCGACGTCGGCGCGGATGGCGATGACTACAAGATGCTGGAGACCGCGATGGCTTGCACCGCGGCTGCCACGGTGGTACCGCACTGGATCCAACTGATCGACGTTCTCGGGTTCTTCCGTGTGACTACGGTCACGACCACGACCGCGCAGACCGTCATCTGGCCGTACAACGACGGCACTGCGACGGGTGGCGGCGAAACGATTACTTTCTCGTCTTCGTCTGGCCTGCTCGGTACCTACACCAACGACATCCAGAACTTGTCGAAGGTGCGGTTCCGCAATTCTGGCGGCGCATTGCCGACCGGACTGGTGGCGGGGACGGACTACTACACCATCCGCGTCTCCGCTACGACGAGCCGTTTTGCAACCTCGCGTGCCAACGCTATCGCAGGCACGGCAATCACGTTCACGGACGCGGGTACCGGCACGAACGTGATCGATGTGCGCTTGCCTCGCTACAGCGACGGGGTCGGCGTGCAGGCCATGTTCTTCAACCCGAGCGCGACGGCTTTGGGTGCGGGCACCCCGCAGTTGACTCTCGGGTACCAGAGCGGCGCAGGAACCACGAGCCGCGCGACTCCGACGTCCCCGAGCGCTCCCATCGGGAAGACGGCTGCGACGGCGTCCCACATCCTCTACACGGGCGCGACCGGCGCGGGCAAGTTCGGCCCGGCCATCCCGTTGCAGGGGGTGGATAGCGGTATCCGGTCCATCCAAACGGTTCGCAACAACACGACGTACACTTCCGGTATGTACGCAGTCGCCTTGTTCAAACCGTTGGGAGAACCCATTCCGCTTCAGGTGCTCGGCCAAGCGGTGCCGTGGCGTTTCGACGGCGGCGTCCGGGTCTACGATGGTGCGGCCATCTACGCGATCGGCAAGAGCGGCGTGGCTACCCCCGCCAACTCGCTCGTGGAAATCAACCTGAACTTCGGCTGGACCTAATGCTGCTCAACAACTGCTTCCGGATTTACTTCGGCGGGATGGTCGAGGGCAGCGCTCATGCCCCGCTTCCGGGGCAGTGGGACGCCTACCGGCAGTTCCAGAAGTTCATCGAGCCGGACGGGGCCAGCGCAATCCTGGATACCGTCGCCAATCCCCCGGGGCACTATCTCCCCGGGGTGTATCACCCGCCAATCATAGCCGGTGAATTGGCCATGCGTACGGATGGGGATGGTGACCTGACCGCAGGTTTGATTCCTACGCGTACCATGGCGCTGGATTTGACCGGCGTAGGAGATCTGGCGGCTACCGCCGCTCTGGTTGTCTCCATGATCGCTGCATTGGCTGGTTCTGGGTCCATGACTGCCTCCATTCTGGGGCGGTTGGACGCGTCCATTGATCTTACCGGCAGCGGTGATCTCGATGCCAGTTTAGGCGCGATCGCAGATATGGTGATCGACATGTTGGGCGCCGGTGACTTGGACGCGACTATCGCAGCCTACGGCAACATGGCTATCGACATCACAGTCAGCGGCGCCGGGCTGACCACAAGCAATGTCGCGCAGGCTGTGTGGGGCGCGATTGCTTCTGCGAACAACGATTCTGGCACCATGGGTGCGAAATTGAACTCTGCCGCAAGCGGCGGGGTCGACTTGAATGCTCTGGCCGAAGCGGTCTGGACGTACGCTACCCGGGGGCTGACCGAGTCTGCTTTGACCACCGAGCAGGCAACTCAGTTGCTAGAGATATTCCGCTTGCACGGGCTGGAGATTGGTTCTCCGCTCGTTGTCACAGCCACTTCTCGTGAAGTGGCTGACATCACGCAAACCATTAACGATGACGGCGTAGGCACCGTCACCGTTACCCGGAGCTAGCACCTATGCTGAGCCCGCGCGCTATCGCCATACAGGGGTTTGGGTTCACGCCTCTGTCGACGGCGGTGCAAGGGTTCGCCCCGGTTGGCATCGTAGTGCCGCCGGACCCGGGGGTACTATCTGGAGGACAACGCCTGCCCTTGCGGTTGCCACTGCCTAGCTTCATACAACTCCTCGAAGAGGATGAGTTGTTGCTGCTGTGCGCAGCGGGGATGCTATCTGCGGGCATCTTGTCTTAGAATAGCGGTAAGTTTTCATGGACCATACCTGAGGGCTTATATGAACTACGAACAACTTCTGGAAAGCGTGACTACTACGCTCGTAGGTTCATTCAAGACCTACACGGACAAGGTGCGCGCTGCCATCTCGGCTGAAGTCAAAGCGGAAACGGCCCGCCTCGACGCCAAGCTGGACACGATCAGCAAGCAAGTGGGGCCGGTCGGCCCGCAAGGTGAGCGCGGCGAACGTGGCGAGCCGGGCGAGAAGGGCATGCCGGGGGAGGCAGGCCCGGTCGGTCCCGTTGGCCCGCAAGGCGAGAAGGGCGAACCCGGTGAGAAGGGCATCCAAGGCGATGTTGGCCCGCAAGGTCCGCAGGGCGAGAAGGGCCTGCAAGGTGACATCGGCCCGCAGGGCGAGCGTGGCGAGAAGGGCGAACCCGGTGAGAAGGGCATCCAAGGCGATGTTGGCCCGCAAGGTCCGCAGGGCGAGAAGGGCCTGCAAGGTGACATCGGCCCGCAGGGCGAGCGTGGCGAGAAGGGTGAAAAGGGAGACAAGGGTGATGTAGGCCCCGCTGGCCCGCAAGGAGAACCCGGCCCGGCTGGTCCGCAAGGCGAGAAAGGCATACAAGGTGATATCGGTCCAGAAGGTCCGCAAGGTCGCATGGGCCCGGCTGGCCAAAAGGGTGATGCTGGTCGGGATGCTGCCGAACTGGACCCCATCGACATTCGACTAGAACGGTCCTACCCTGCTGGCACATGGGCGCGCTACCGGGGTGGTCTGATCCGTGCCGCGCGCACCACTGACCCTCTTCTGGAAGATACCGCGGATGTGGTTGATTGCGGATGGAAAATCATGGTCAACGGCTTCAATCCGCCTGTGATCAAGATGATTGATCGTACAGTTGAACTCTCTATCTTGACTACAGAAGGCAAAGTCAAAGAGACGTTCAGCCTTCCTGTACTGTTGGACAAAGGTGTGTACTCCCCGGACAATGAGTACGAGCAAGGGGATGTTGTTAGCTTCGGTGGCTCGATGTGGATTGCGCAGCAAGATACGAAAGACAAACCCGGTACTGATACGAAGGCGTGGAGGCTTTCGGTCAAGCATGGCCGGGATGGTCGCGACGGTGTCATGAAGGAACCGCCCGCGCCCAAAGTCATTTCCCTCAAGTAAGTGGTTACTAGAATGATTGGAGTGATCAATGCTATTGAAGGCTTTGAAGGACCTGCCTACCGCAGTTAATACGATTCGACAAGGTGATCTGTTCCACGAGCTGAACGACGAGAAAGCTCAAGAGTGGATTGCTACCGGGTATGCTGAGAAATATCTGTACCCTCCTAACGAACCCAAGCCGGTCAAGGCCGACTTGGCTTGGGAAGGCGCCACAGTTGTAATACTGGCGAGTGGTGAAAGCCTCACCGCTGAGCAAGTTGAGATGGTGCGCCTCTGGCAGACGGACCCGTTCTGCCGCGTTATCGCAATCAACACTACCTTCAGACTCGCGCCATGGGCTGACCTGCTTTATGCTTGTGACGGTAAGTGGTGGGATTGCGTCGACCCAAACACCAAGATCAAGTACGCAGAAGAAGCCGCACAGCATTTCTCCAAAGATGCTATGTGGACCCAAGACAAGCGTGCTGCGGAGGTTTACGGGCTGCGCTACGTCAAGAGCGAGCGCAAGCCCGGTTTGAGTCGAGTAAAAGGTGTCATCCATCAAGGTGCGAATAGTGGCTTCCAAGCCATTAATCTCGCATTCTTGGCTGGCGCACGACGTTTCATTTTGTTGGGGTTCGATTGCAAAGGCAACCATTGGCACGGTAGCCATCCAAGCCCGATCAATACAGGTATGCCACATAGCACCTGGAAGAAAGAGTTCATCACGTTGGCGGCTGATCTCGAAAAAGAAGGTGTCGAAGTGGTCAACTGCTCGCCGGGTACTGCTCTGCGGGCGTTCAAAACGGGCAAGCTGGACGAGGAGTTGCTCAAATGATTGCGATGTGTGTTATTCGGCAAGAACCACATTACCGGCGTGATGCTTTTGTCAACGGCTTGCGCCGCGCAGGCTATACACTAACAGATCATGGTCGTCCGAGTGGTAAAGAAGACCTGCTCATCATCTGGAATAGATATGGCGCTAACGGCGCGATGGCCGACCGCTGGGAAGACGCGGGTGGTACTGTCCTCGTAGCCGAGAACGGTTATATCGGGAAGGACTCGAATAGCCACCAACTATATGCCTTGGCGGTGCATGGTCACAACGGCAGCGGACGCTGGCCCGTTGGTGATGAAGACCGTTGGACCCCACTGAACATTCCTCTACAGCCGTGGGTGAAACGGGTAGAAGGTTACTCGTTGATCTGCGGACAACGGGGCATCGGTACTAAGCTGATGGCCAGCCCACCTGACTGGCACAAGAAGGCGTACCACAGCCTGAGTGGTCGTCAGCTCAATGACTTGCGCATTCGTCTCCATCCTGGCAACAATGCCCCCACCATTTCACTCGATCAAGACCTTTCAGGTGCCAGTGATTGTGTGATTTGGTCTTCCTCTTCTGGCGTGCGCGCACTCACATTAGGTATCCCGGTGCGCTATGATGCCCCGCATTGGGTGTGCTCCGGTGCAGCGGAGAAACTCACGTGGAGTGGAGAAGCCAAGCTGCCGGTCGGCGATGATGATACCCGCCTTGCCGCTCTGAAGCGTATGGCGTGGGCGCAATGGCGCATTGCGGAACTGGAAACAGGTGAACCATTTGTGCGTCTACGTGAATTCATCCTGAGCGGAGGCTAGTCATGGTCTACTGTTATCCAGTAGCAGGCAAAGCCAAGTCGCAGGAAATCTGCAAGATGTTCGCAAAAGGCTGCGGTGGTGAAGTTGTGGCCATCGCTCCTCCCCGACTGTACGAAGGCCCGGCTTTCTTCTACGGCATCGACGACTCGAACGTACATCTGTGGCGTCAGATTCTGGATGACCCGCGTCGTGAGTATTACTATTGCGACAATAGTTATTTCGACGAGAGTCGCCAGCAATACTTTCGGGTAACGAAGAACCGACTCCAGCACACCGGCACTGGAACTTCCGACCTGAAACGGTTCGAGTTACTTGGCTTGAAAATCAAACCGCAAGTCAAAAAGGGCTCACATATCGTAGTCTGTCCGCAGTCTGATAGCTTTATGGAGAAGATCGTAGGCTATCGCGGCTCTTGGACGCAACATACTCTCGAAGAATTGCGAATGGTGTCCAAACGGCCTATCCGGCTGCGCCTTTGGTCCCCGGCCAAGGACAAGCTGGCGGCTACGCTACAGGATGATCTCCGAGACGCGCACGCCTTGGTTACGTGGTCCTCCGCTGCCGCTATTACGGCGGTTCTGAACGGTGTACCGGCGTTCTGTAGCAAGCAATGCGCCGCCGCTACGGTAGGCAACCGAGACCTAGGCACCCTTGATTTTCCGTATTTCTTCGGCGAAAGCTTCATACGAAATTGGGCCGGAGTGCTCGCAGATAATCAATGGACCTTGGATGAGATGTTCAAAGGCAAGTGCTGGGAGGACCTGCAAAAATGATCACACACGACGTAGCCCCCGGTGTGCTTGATCGGTGCCAAGTGTGTGGTTCTCAGCATCTTTCGTTGGTTATCGATCTTGGCCACCAGCCTATGTGCGACGACCTGCTGGATGCTGACCGACTGTCGATGCCAGAGATGGCGTACCCGCTGCGGCTCTGGCAATGTAACGATTGCACGTTGGCCCAACTCGATTATGTCATTGATGGTGAGCAAGTCTACCCGCCAGAGTATCCGTATCGCGCGGGTATTTCGTGGACCGTGGTGGAGGCTCACCGCCAGATGGCGGACGACATCGTGCGTCGTTTTGGCCCCGGTTTCTGCGTGGACATCGGCAGCAATGATGGTACGTTGCTCAAGCACCTGAAGCAGCGTGGGTGTGAAGTATTAGGGTTCGAACCTACCGATGTAGCGGACCTAGCCATTGAAGACGGTGTCCCCACAGTGCAATCCTTCTTCTCTGAAGACGCGGTTACCAATGAGATTGGCCCGCACAAGAAAGCTGATGTGATCACGCTTACCAATGTGTTCGCGCACATGGCTACTCTGGGCACCGTGATGGAAGGTATCACGACCCTGCTAGACAGAGAAGGCGTACTGATTATCGAGAATCACTATCTGCTCGATATTTTTGAACAGAACCAATTCGACAGTATCTACCACGAGCATATTCGTACGTACACGCTGAAGTCATTGATGGTGCTGTTCAGCCAGTACCAGATGGAAGTATTTGATGTGGAACGAGTGCCGCGTTACGGTGGCAACATCCGCGTATTTGTAGGTTGGCGTGGACGGCACATGGTTCGGCCACCAGTCAATGAACTGCGTGCCCACGAAGACGAATACAACTACTCGGCTGCGATAGCTCGTTTTCAACATAACGCCCGCCACGCTCGGTACCAATTTCAAAGATTCCTGCACCAAGCCGATGGTGATATTGCCGGATGCTCAGCACCAGGACGCGCTTCCACGCTTCTGAACTATTTCGGAGTGCGGGCAGAAGTTGATCAGCTTACTTGGACTGGTGAGCTACACAATTCACTCAAGCTCGGTTTGTACTTGCCGGGGAGTCATGTTCAGGTGGTGCCGAACACCCGTTTGATCGAAGAACAACCCGACTACGTCGTGTTGTTGGCGTGGCATTACGCTAAAGAGATTCGAGAACGCTTGCGCAAGGAGGGTGTGACATCCAAGCTGGTGTGCCCGCTGCCCTACTTCAAGGTGTATGAGGACTGACATGCAAGTTCCGTTCTTCGACTTGAAGCTGATCAACGACCGGTATCTTGATCTTTTTGAGCACCGGATTGTCTCCGTTGCGCAAAGTCCCACTACGATCCTGGGCCCACGCGTCAAAGCCTTTGAACAAACATGGGCGCAGTATTGCGGAGCAAGATGGTGCGTAGGGGTCGGTAATGGCTATGACGCTATGCGTATCATGCTGCGAGTGTTCGGTATCGGGCGGCATCACCGAGTAGTGGTAGCCAGTAATACGCACATCGCAACATGGCTCGCGGTATTGGCTGAAGGTGCTAGCATTGTCGTCGCTGAACCAAACACCAATACGATGGTGCTGGACGCGACTTCAATTGCGCAGGTGAAGGGTAAAGTCGACGCTGTGTTGGCTACTCAGCTCTACGGTGCGCCTGTAGATACGACCACTCTTAAACGAGCGGCGGGGGGTGTGCCAGTCTTTCTGGATGCGGCGCAAGGCCACGGGCTGAAGGATTACGGTACCGCAGCAGCATACTCGTTCTATCCCACCAAGAACCTTGGCGCGTTAGGAGACGGCGGGGCCATCGTATGCGATAATATCACAGCACAAGATACAATGCGGCACTATCGCAATTACGGCGCGCGTGAACAAAATCACCATGACTTTATCGGCATTAACTCACGACTTGACGAATTACAAGCGGCCATCTTGTCTGTGAAGTTGAATGACCTAGACTCAGATAACGAGCGGCGCAAGGAAATCGCGTACTATTACGATGCTTCCTTTGCCGATTTGCCTCTGCGCTTGCCTCCTATGCGCGGGGTGTTCCATCAGTATGTGGTGCGTCACATGAACCGGGATACGTTCCGCGCCAAGCTGGCAGAGCGTGGCGTACAAACTTTGATCCACTATCCGACACCGCCTCACTTGCAGCCTGCGATGGTCGGCCTAGGGTTCAATCAAGGTGATTTCCCGGTAGCTGAACGCATGGCCAAAGAATGTTTGAGTTTGCCAGTCGGTCCGCAACTGACAGATGAACAAGTTGAATATGTCGTGCAAGCCGTCCAGGAGTCAGTATGATCGAAGTCTGCACTGTATGGGCACCACGCCCCGGTTCAGAACAATGGCGTGCGGATTACTTGGAGATGCTCGACTGCCAGAAGCAGAGCGTTGAGAAGTTTGGCTATCTACATACTGTGGTTACTGATGACTACAGCTTAGGCTGGCGGTACAACACGCTGCCCGTGACGTTGCCTCAAGAACTGATGCCCGCGATGATCGCGGGTGTGGTGCAGCGGCTCATCCGCCCGGTGCTTACTCACATCATCTTCGTAGACGTAGACGTACTAGTCAATCGTAATTGCGAAGAAGTATTCGATGGCACGTTTGACCTCGGACTTACACATCGATCCAACCATGTATCCCCTGTCAATAACGGTGTGATGTACATGGATGTTAATGGCGCACCTGGATCGCTACGTTTCTTTGAGCACGCGTTGTCAATCTGCAAGACACATTGGGGTGGTGACCAAGAAGCTATTAGCGAAGCAGCGGCTCCGGTGCCGGACGGGTTAGCTACTGAAGATCGTGACGGTTTTCGCATTCGGTTCATGGGCATGAAAAAGTATGGGTCGGTCCCCAAGGTGCGTGGCATGCGTCACAAAGAAGCTTATTGTGTCCATTTCAAAGGTGAGACCAAGAAGTGGATGGTGGAATACTGTCGTAACCACATAACGCGAGGGTAACATGGGTCTGGGTGATTGGATTATGGCTACTTCGCAAGTACGTGAGTTGAATGAACGCACGGGTAAGCGGGTAGTGGTGGTGGACCGCTTGAACCGGCCCAAGTGGTCAGAAGCTTTTGACAATAACCCACGCATAGCTCGTACACACGAAAATGATTGCGAGAGATTGCTGAATGCAGGCGGAGCGCGACCATACATCCGCTCCAAGACCGTAGAACAATGGCAGTGGCGCAAGTGGGACATAAAGCCGGGCGAACTTTGGCTGAGCCCAGAAGAGCGAGACTTTGGTAGACCGTATGATGGCCGTTTTATCATTGAGCCAACGACCAAAGACCCCGCGAGTAACAAGGCATGGATTGCAGACCGCTGGCAGGAGCTAGTTGATCGGTTCCCGGCTGGTACGTTTGTACAAATGGGGGCCGATCCGGTCAGACGATTGCGTGGTGCTACCTTTATCTGGACCACCGTGCGGCAGGCGTTCGGTGTGCTGGCCGCAGCGAGGGGTTTTGTAGGCACTGAGGGAGCACTGCACCATGCCGCTGCTGCCCTTAAGACGCCCGCCGTGGTGCTATGGTCTGAGTTTATCTCGCCTACTTTCACGGGCTACCCGGAACAGACTAACATACGGCATGCCCACGGGGTCTGTGGTAAGAGGGTGCCGTGCCCTACTTGCCGAGAATCCATGGAAGCCATCACCGTGGATGAAGTCGAACAAGCTGTTCGGAGATTGATGTAATGGCTCTCACGCCTTTTGCATTCAAGCTGATCGCACTGCACATCAAAGGCGCGGTGCTGGCCTTTGGGTACCCGGACATTCTCATGAGTCCGGCGCAGGCGAGCGAAGTCATTGACAAGCCTCTGACCAAGAGCACGCCGTTTGGTGGATCGCACAAGCGCGACATAATGCTGGCAGACACGCTGGAAGTATTTGAAGCATGTGGCGCGACGCTAGTGTGTCTAGACTTGTTCAATACTCGTGGCGAAGAAACAATTGTAGACTTGAATCAACCACTAAACGTCGGTCAATACGACCTTGTAGTGGACGCAGGCACGATTGAGCACTGCGCTAACATCGGGCAGGCGTTGATGAATGCCGCGAATGCAGTGCAACCGGGTGGGTACGTATTTCATGGTCCGCCGCTCACCATGTTGAACCATGGGTTCTACAATATCTCACCAACGCTGTTGATGGATTTCTATGGTCAGAACGGTTGGCGAGTGGAGCATCTTTCCGGCCATAGCGCCGCCAGCCCGTACGTTCTGGTAACTGTTTCCGAGCATGCTCGCTTTACCGCACCACATGGCACCGCGATGTATTTTCTGGCCAAGCGGTTGGATGATCGACCGCTGAAGTGGCCTGTTCAATGGAAGTACCTACCTAAAGAGAGATGAACATGGTCGAATGTCAAGGAGTGTTCCTGCCGGAAGGCGAGAAGCATCTAGTGGAGTGGATGCTCAACAATGGTGAGTGGGTTGACGGCAAAGGCACGTACCAGATCAAGAAGCTGCGCGTTGCTCTGAGCCACTGCACCCGCTTCCGTACTGCGATCGACGTTGGTGGTCACGTAGGCTTGTGGACCATGCAACTCGCCAAGAAATTCCAGTGCGTGCATGCGTTCGAGCCGGTAGAAGCTCATCGTGAGTGCTTTGTGCTCAACACGCATGATCTGACCGGAGTTACCCTGCACGCCGCCGCTCTGGGTGACCACGAGGGTACGGTATGCATCGAAACCGCTCCAACCAGTTCTGGTGATAGTCGGGTAGGTGGTGATGGTGACATCCCGTTGCGCACCTTGGATTCGTACAACATCAAGGAAGTCGACTTCATCAAGCTTGATTGCGAAGGATATGAGTACTTCGCACTCAAGGGCGGTGAGCAAACCATTCGTGAATGGCAGCCGACCATCATCGTGGAGCAGAAGCCGGGGCGCGGCCAACGGTTCGGTCTTACCGAATTGCAGGCAGTGGAATGGCTCGTGTCGTTGGGCTACGCCTGCGTCGCCAAACTGTCCGGCGACTTCGTCATGGTGCCCAAGTGAAAACAGACGTACAATTCCCTATGAATAGAGCAGGGTATTGCCTGCTCTGTAATGACCCCCTTAACGTACGCGACTCGAAATACCTTGGGCTAGATGGCACGATTATTTGCACTGCACATCGAGTCGCCAATTGGCAGGCTAGAAACCTAGACTTCAAGACTTATAAATTCTGGTCGGATGATACTCCTTAACCGTGCGGGTGAGTGCAAGATTTGTGGCCGGGTTCTTGCACTTGATGAACCGAAGCGCGCCTCCTCCGATGGCTCGATGCTTATTTGCCCACAGCATCCAGTCTGCGAAGTCAGGCCGCTTCGGTTCCAGCTAGCTAAATTGAAGGCAACGTGGGTGTACTGCAAAGGGGAGTGAGATGCGCGTCTATATCGGCTACGATGCAAAAGAATTGCGTTCCTTCAAGCTGGCCATGGCTTCGGCACAAGAGTTTGGGTGCGATGCGGAACCCATCTATGACGAGCGCCTGCGCACTTGCGGCATGCTCACGCGGCCGATGGACACACGTGGTCAGCTTTGGGACATCCACAGTGGCGCTCCGCAATCTACGCGCTTTGCCATCGCCCGGTTTTTCACGCCGCTGATAGCCCATTCTGGATGGTGTCTGTTCACAGACTGCGACGTAGTCTTCTTGCGTGACCCCAAAGAGCTTACGAAGTACATGGACCAGCGGTACGCCGTGATGGTGGTCAAGCATCAACTTGGCCAAGTGAGCGGCACCAAGATGGATGGGCAAGTACAAACGAACTATCCTCGTAAGTTGTGGTCGTCTGTGATTTTATTCAACTGCGGGCATCCAGGCAATCGGCGTCTGAACTTGCAAATGCTCAACAGTTGGCCGGGGCGTGACCTGCACGCATTTGGCTGGCTCGCAGATGAAGAGATTGGTTCTTTGCCGGGTGAATGGAACTGGCTCGTAGGCTTGCAAGACAAGCCTGAGAACCCTGCGATCGCGCACTACACGTTGGGCACGCCAGAACTTGTGCCTGACTGCGATCATGCAGACATTTGGCACGATGCAGCACACCGGCTGCTCGGCAAAAGGTAGAGTTGCGTTCCTGCCTGAAACCCCATACAATGACGCGCACTGCGTAGGCGGGTAGTTTGGTTGTGAAGAAAGGGTGAGAACCAAATGACTCCGTACACCTATCCTCTGATGCCGTTCTATAACGAGGCTTTGAACGTTAAGAGCCTCCGCATCGTCACCTACACTGCCACCGAGCCCATCAGCCTGTCGCTGGCGCAGCAGCATCTGCGTTTGGACCTGTATGAAGACAACGGTAGTCCGGCTTCTCACCCGGACGACTACCTGATTCAGAATGTCTACATTCCGGCGGCACGGGAGTATTGCGAATCGTTGTCTGGGCGGTGTCTCGCACTGCAAGACTACGAGTTCTCGATGCGCAACTTCCCGATGTGCTTCGAGCGCAACAACCCGTATTACGGAATTCGCTTGCCGGTAGGCCCGGTGCGTTACGTTTCGGGCATCACGTATACTGATCCTGACGGCACAGTGCAAACGGTGGACCCGACCACCTATTACGCGCCTTTTGGCGAAGACATGATCTTCCCGAACCCGCTGACCGGCGGTTGGCCTTCCAACGTGATTGGTGGCCCCGCCGCAGTCAAAATTAACTTCACGGCTGGCTATGGCACGATTGCCGGTAGCCCGCTCAATGACGAACTGCCGCTGCCTGCCAAGTATCTCAACGCGATGCTGCTGATGCTGCATCACTTCTACGAGAATCGCTCCGGCACTGAAATTCCGAGTCAGGTACCGACGGCTATCGAATTTGGCGTGAAGGCTTTGCTGTTGCCGAGTGCGCTGCGGATGGGCATGGCATGAGAACTGCTGGCCACTATCCGCATCGCTTGACAGTGCAAGCGCCGGTGCAGACTCAAGACCCTGCCACCGGCGACATCACGAACGACTGGCAAACGGTCGCAACCATTTGGGCGCGTATCGAACCCATTCGTGGTCGTGAAGCACTGATTGACGAAAAGATACTTGCCGAGATGAACACGCGCATCATGGTGCGCTGGTCACCTCTGGCTGAAAAGCTGACCCCGGCGCATCGTGGACTGCACCAAGATACGATCTTCAACTTCGTGAGCATTGCGCACGTGCTGCTGGAACGCCGCGAAATTGAGATTATGGCCAAGAGCGGAATCAACAATGGCTAACGGCGTCAAGATCACGTACAAGGTGGATGGACTGGATGCCCTTGGCCGTCAGCTCGCTGAGCTACGTGGCAAGACCACCCAGAAAATCATCCGATCCGCGGTTACTGCCGGTGCCCGCGTCATCGTCCTGGACGCGCGTAGGCGTGCCCCGGTGCGTACTGGCGCACTGAAAAAGTCGATCGAAAGCCTGCGGGACAAGCAGAATAGTGGCCCCGGCATCGAGTTTCGCGCCGTCAGCGTATTCAAGGTGCCGGGCGTGTACGCCAACACGAAAGAGAACGTACGCAAGGGTCGCGCTGGTAGAACGTATCTGCAAGACCCCCCGACGTTCTACTGGAAGTTCAACGAACTTGGCACCGTGCGACAACCGGCTCGTCCGTTCATCCAGCCTGCGCTATCGGAGAATGTAGGGCGCATCCTTTCGGTGATGCGCAAAAAGATTGAAGAAGGCTTGGCCAAGGTACAGAACCAATGAATCCTGGCGACTTGATCTTTACGTTGCTCGCGCCGTTGGTAGGCAATCGATGCTATCCGGACACGTTTCCAGAAGAACTGATTGCGCCGCCGGGTACGGTGCCAGTGACGACGGTCAACCGCCCCACGTGGCCCGCCATACGGTTTCAAGAACTGACGGCGTTCAACCCGCCCGATATCAAGGGTACGGGTGACGATGACACTGATGACACGACGTACCAGATTGATGTCGTAGCAGCGCATCGCGGTACCATGCGTGCTCTGGTTGGGCAGGTGATTGCAACACTGAAGGACACCGACCCGCCTTGCACTCGCGATTTCAAGAGTGAGGAGTTTGACTCTGAAACCAAAACGTATCGCGGTATCTTGCGGTATTCGTTTTACGCTTCTACGCCTGCCGGAAGTCCCTAGCAGTCTTTGTCTTACCCCGAGTAGTTCAACCCAAAGGAGTACATCATGACTCAAGGTCTACGCTACAAATTCAACGGCTCTTCGCTGTCCGTGCAAACGGGTCTGGCGTCGGGCAAGGTAATCACTGCCATCACGGCTGCGGACCCCGGTGTCGTCTCGTCGACGGCGCATGGCTACGTAACCGGTGACGTTGCCAAGATCAGCGGCCTCAGCGCTCCGACCACGCTCAACGACAAGTTGTTCGTGGTGGACAACGAGACCTCCGGCACGTGGGAAATGGCGGGCACCGATACGAGCGACCTGGACGCGTTCGT